TCCAGCGGCTAAGCAAGCAGCTGCTGCGTTGGCCCCAGTCGGTTCCAAGCGGTCTGCGGTGGTGACGGGGATCGATCCGAGCGATTTTGGGTCTGCCTTTGAAGCCTTTGCAGACAAGGTTTGAAACCTGATCGGAGAGCCGCAACATGGCAAATTTCGTTTCCTACGGTGACATCTCCCCGGCTGTGGCGGCGTACTCCGTCGTCCGCATGCTCAAGCGGGCGATGCCGTACCTGCAGCTGGAGAAGTTCGGCCAGACCTACGTCCTGCCGACGAACTCTACCCAGACGGCCAAGTTCCGCCGGTACTTCATGACCGGTGCGACGGGCGCGGCCGGCAACGGCAACCCGGCCAACAACTTCTACATCCCGGTGGCGACCACGCCGCTGGTCGAGGGTGTGACCCCGGCTGGCAGCAAGCTCGCGAACCAGGACTACACCGTCACCCTGGCGCAGTATGGCGACTACATCACCATCACGGACGTGGTGATGGACACGCACACCGACCCGGTGCTGCAGCAGGCGACGGACATCCTGGGCGAGCAGGCCGCGCTGACGGTCGAGACGCTGCGCTTCAACGTGCTGAAGGCGGGCACCAACGTCTTCTACGCGAACAGCGTGGCTGGCCGGTCCAGCATCATCACTGCGATCTCCCTCGCTGACCAGCGGCGCGTCACCACGGCGCTGAACCGCCAGAACGCGAAGAAGATCACGAACGTCGTGGCTTCGACAGCGGACTTCAACACCAAGTCGGTGGAAGCGGCCTATGTCGCCGTCTGCCACCCCGACCTGGAGAACGACATCCGCAACATGACCGGCTTCAAGCCGGTGTCGGACTACGGCTCGCACACTTCGCCGATGGAGGGCGAGATCGGTTCGGTCGAGCAGGTGCGCTACCTGACCTCCACCGTGATCGCTCCGTGGGCGGACCTGGGCGGCACGGCGGTGACCAACGGCCTGCGCTACACCACGTCCAGCGCGGCGTGCGACGTGTACCCGGTGCTGTACTTCGCGCGTGACGCCTTCGGCATCGTGCCTCTCAAGGGCAAGTCCTCGATGACGCCGATGGTGGTCAACCCGAAGCCGGCCCCTGGCGACCCGCTCGCCCAGCGCGGCACGGTCGGCTGGAAGCTGTGGACCGCCACGGTGATCCTCCAGGAAGCCTTCATGGCTCGCCTGGAAGTCGGCGCCAAGGCTTGATCGGGGTGAGGGGGGAGCGTGAGTTCTCCCCTCCCTTCCTGACGCAACCGTAGAATAGGAGGCCCGATCATGGCCACAGATACCGCTACTTCCCAGTCCATGGGCGTCTGCAACTTCGCCACCGGCCGGCTCGACCCGACCGACAACACGGATGTCACCGTGACCCTCGGCTTCAAGCCGCGCCATATCCGCATGGTCAACGAAGACCTCGTGGTGGTGTGGGAGAAGTTCGAAGGCATGGCCGATGCCGCGACGATCAAGACGGTCACCGCCGGCACGACCACCTACGACGCCACGTCGGCCATCGTGATCACCGACAACGGCTTCACGGTGCTGGCCGCCGCCGCCGGCGATGGCGACAACCTGATCTGGGCTGCCTGGGGCTAAGGGAAGGGGCGCAAGCCCCTTCTTTCCCCTGTAGACCTCAAGGAGAAGCCAGATGCCTCTCGACATCGACATCACCGGCAACGAGCCGATGCACCGCACCCTGGAGAAAATCCGGGATGCCATCGACGCCAACCTGTCCGGTGCCACCCCGTCCGTCACGACCATCACGGCGTCCGGTCTCGGCACGGTCGGTTCGGTCAAGCTCGACACCGGCACCAAGACGGCCACCGCCACGGCGGGCGCTGCGACCCTCAACAAGTCGGCCGGCGTGATCACGTCGGAAAGCCTGACCACGACGGCAGGGAGCATCTACACCCTGACCATCACGAACAGCACCATCGCGGCGGCCGATCAGGTCTTCGCTTCGGTGGCGTTCGGCACGGCCACGACGGGTGAGCCGGTGATTGAGCGCGTGACGCCTGCCGCCGGTTCGGTGGTGATCCGCGTGAAGAACGCCGCAGGTGCGGCGGCCCTGAACGGCACCATCAAGGTGTCCTTCATGGTGCTGAAGAACTGATGGGAGGGGGCGCAAGCCCCCTCTTTCATACACGTAAAGGGGAAAAACATGTCGAGTGATCTCGGAATCAACATCCAGCCTGAGCCGCAGAAGGTCGTGAAGAAGCCGGCCTCGGTCATGCCGGAGACCATCAAGATCGTGCTGGAAGAGAACGACGACATCCCGCCGACCGGGCTGTTCGTGGGTCTCAACGGCCGTGGCTACCTGATCCGCCCTGGCGAGGAAGTGACTGTGCCGTCCGGCGTGGTCGAGATTCTGACCAATGCGGTCATGTCGTCCCCTCAGGTCGATCCGCAGACGCGGCAGGTGCTTGGATATCGCGAGCGGATGCGCTATCCCTTCCGAAGGATCAGCACCTGACGAGGACACAATGACACTCCAGGAACTGCTGGATGAGCTTCGGCACAACATCCTGCATGACCGCTCAGATCGGGTCGCTGGAGTGTCTGATCGGCTGTGGTCCGATGAGACCCTGATTCGTTACATCAACGAGGCCCAGAAACGGTTTGCGCGGCTGGGTCTTGTGCTGCGTGACAGCACGACAGCGGAAGTAACCACGGTCACACTTGCGACAAATCAAACGACCTACCTGCTGCACCCGTCCGTGATCGGGGTGGTTTCAGCCAAGTTCTCCACAGATGCTGGTGATCTGGCTCGAGCCGGCCATGCCGCCTTCGGGGCCTACCAGCGGCCGGATGCCCAGTTCTACGACCCCTCGTACTACGTGAACATGCCGCCGGGTAAGCCGCTGGCGTACAGCACGGACGAGGAGATTGCCGGCGATGACTACGACGCCCGCTCGACGATCAGCATGCGGGTCTACCCCGCACCGAGCGCGGACTACAACGATGCGACGCTGCGTCTGCGTGTCGTGAGGTTGCCTCTCGAGGAACTGACGCCCAGCCGCCTGTCGGCCCGGCCGGAGATACCTGAGGTGCACCACATCGAAATGCTGGACTGGGCGGCGTATCTCGCGCTACGCATCGTGGACGTGGACGCAGGTGATCCGGGCCGTGCGCACGAGTTCCGGTCCATGTTCGAGAACCATGTGGCGCAGGCCCGACGCGATGCGCTGCGGAAGATGTTCACCCCGTTGATGTGGGGCTTCGGTCGCAACGGGTTCAGCTGGGAGAAGTAGTATGGCTGGTCCTCTTGCGCTTGCGCTGCCGGCTCTCGGATGGGCTGCTCGCGCTGCAATCAACCCGATGAATTGGGCGCGTGCCGGCGCGGTAGGAACCGCTGTGGGTATGCTCGATCCTGATCCTAACAGCCCTGTCGCCCAGGCGTTTGAGCGTGCGGGTACGCGCTGGAATAACGCCGAGGGTGTAGGTGGTACGGTCGGCGCCTTGGCGCGCAACGTGTACGATGTTGGCAGCGCCGGCCTGAGTCAGGTTGTGCCCTCTCTCGACAGCTTCACGCGTGCCTTCTCGGACGAGGGTGTGCGTGCGCGGCCGGCCACGGCTGCTGCAGGCCCCAAGGAAGCTCCTGGCAGCGGCCCGGCGACCAAGGCTGTTGGCGGCGACAAGGCAGCCCTGACCGGCGACAAGATGACCGATGAGGTGTTCCGTCCGGTGCGCAACGCGACGCCGGGCATGGGCGCCTCTCCCTTCGCGTGGCGCAACGACGCTCGCGGCTACACGCTGCGCGAGCTTCAGGCGATGCGGGGGCTTGCTCCCCCGCGCGTGCCGGCGGCGGACCTGCTACGGCTGGATGTTCGTGAGATCGCCAACCAGTCCCTGCGACAGGAACTGGAGCGGGTCAACTCGTTGCCGGAGGCTCAGCGTGCGCCCGCGCGCGATGCGGCACTTCAGGGGTATTTGCGGTCGATTACTACCGCCATTGGGTCCAACCCGAATGTCACCCTGCCGGAGATGGCCGCGCTACTTCAGGGTGGCGGCGCGCAGTAGCATACAGTAAGGTTCTGCCATGAGCGGCAACCTCGCCGGTTACGTCGATCCGATCACCGGCCAGCCTCTGGACGGTCGCGGCGCATCGCCTGTATCTCCGGCTCTGGCCGGTCTGCGAGGTCTCGATCTCAGCGGGCTGGTGCGTGGATCAACACCTGCCTCGGCTCAGCCCGGTGTCATCGGCGGCGGTCTGGCGGCAGGCTGGCAGAACTTTGTCGGCAGCGCCGGTTCGGGGTTGGAGGCGCTTGGTCGCGCCACCGGGATTGGCCCTGTCGAGCGGTACGGGCGCAGCGTCGCGGACTATCGAGCCCAACGTGTGCAGGAGGTCGGCCGGCCGGACCTCGATACCGCACCGTGGGAGGAGGGCGGGGCAAACGTCCTGCCGTGGCTGGGCTACAACCTTGCGCAGCAGGTGCCAAACCTCGTTACCACGGCGGCTGCGTATCTCGCGGGCGGGCCTGGAGGTGCGGTAGCAGCCAATGCGCCGCGTGGGCTTGGGCTGCGTGCGGCCCTCAATGCCGCAGCGGCACGGGTAGGAGCTTCGCCGGGTGCCCTTCTGGCTGCAGGCAGCATGCTGCCTCAGGCCGCCGGGTCGATGTATGGCGAGGCGGTTGAGAGCGCTCGTGCGACAACCGGCGACCGGGATGCTCGTCCAGGCGTAGGCGCTGCGCTGGGGGCGCTGGCGCTCAGCCCCATCTACGCGGCGGCAGAGTCGATCCCGACCGGACAGTACCTGGACATTCTACGGGGTGGGGCCGGACCAGGAGGTCTGGCGGGGCGGCTCGCACGGGCCGGGCGCGGCGCGGTCCAGGGGGCTGGGACCGAGTTCGTCACCGAGGGCGTGCAGACCGGGATGGAGCAGGGCTTCCGACCGGACCTGACGCTGGGGCAGCGCGCGAACAACATTTTGACCGGCGCCTTGACTGGTGCTGCGGTGGGCGGCGCACTGGGCGGTGCTTCTGGATTCGCCAGCCGCCGTCTGCGCAATGTGCCGGCCAGCGAGGCGACCAACGACGACCTCAAGGACGCGGTCGATCAGACGCTGACGCCGATGTCCCGTCCTGCGTCCGCAACAGCGCTGCAGCCGGACCTGTTCGCAGACGCGTCGCCAGTTCCGGTACTGCCGGTTCCAGTGCAGGCCGGCGGCCGCATCGAGCCTGAGGTTGCACCGGTTCCGAACCGTGCTGTGCCGACCGAGCTTCAGCGGGCGTACCCGCTGGAGACACCCCCGGCTGAGGGGATGGATGATCTGCTGGCGCCGGTCGAGGCCGACCGTGCAGCGCAGGATGCCCGCCGTCCGACCACGGGGCGTGTCCTCGATATCCTGACCAACGAGGCTGAGCGCGAAGGGCGCGAGAAGCTCAACAAGAACGACGCCAAGGTCGTCCAGAAGTTCCCTGGTACCGATCTGGTCGCTATCGCTGACCAGATTGACCAGAAGGGCGGGCCGCGAGGCAACAGCGAGATTGCCCTGGCCTCCGCCCTTGGTCTCATGGAGCGTGACGGTACGGAATTGACTGTGCCGCTGCTGCAGGCGCAGCTGCAGACTGCCCAGGCGGCGCTGGCAGCCGTGGACAAGACCAAGCCCAAGGCGATTGTTGCGGCGCAGGCTGCTGTGGCTCGCGCTGAGCAGCGGCTGGCTGTCCGGTCCTCGCTGGAAGGGCTGAAGGCTCAGCGTGCTACGGAAGAAGCCGCGACCCAGGCCAACACGGACTTCCTGCGGAACCGTCAGCCGTTGGCGGCGGCCCAGGCCGATGCAGCCACACAGCCCGGTCTTGCCCTTGGTGACACGCCGATCCTTGGGCCGGCCGCGCCGGTGGCGACTGCACAGCCCTCGCTGTTTGATGACGGGGTGCCGCAGCGCGGGATTCCGACCGACCCTGTGGAGCGCGCGACATTCTTCGAGACGCGTGCGCCGCTGCCGCCGGTGGGTGTCAGCCCGGTGCTGCCGGGCCTTGAGGCGCCGGCCCAGGAATCGCTACCCCTCCCGCAGCCGGTTGCACTACGCACGCAGCTGGAACAGGTCATCGCTGATCCGGCTTCGCGCAAAGGTGAGGTGAAGCGTGCCGAGGTGGCCCTTCGCCGGCTCGAGCGTGCGCAGGCGAACGGTGAAGTGGCGACGCTCCCGGCGACGCCGGCGAACCAGCCTCTGCTTGGTCCTGTCGCGCCACCTCTCGATCCGGCCACAATCAATGGTCCGCTACCCCCGCTCACTGCGCAGGAGGTTCAGGACGGTCGCGAGCGGCTTCCGATGCCGCCTGCAGAGGGCAATCCCCTCGGTGTCGGTGCGCCGATGGCGCAGGCCCTGGACCAGATCGCTGCCTCGACCGACCCTCGACTTGCGACGCAGGCTGTCGCGGCTCGCCGGCTGAGGCTGACGTATGAGGCTCGCGGGATGATCCCGCAGGTCGAGACGCAGATTCGCAACCTGATCCGTGAAGTCGAGGGGGTGCTTGGTGCCGTTCCGAAGCGAAGCACAGCGAAAGATGATGCACGCCCGCCTGCCAAAACTGGCAGACCAGTGGGAGCGCGAGACGCCAAAGGGGAAGGGCCTGCCTCCCCGCGTCCAGAAGCGGCCCCCACCCCGGAAACAGGCGCCGCCCCCGAAGGGGTAGCCCCTGCCGCGCCTGAGCCGGTCGTTACACCGACCGCGCCGGCGCCTGCGTCAGCAACTCCAGACAACGTGGAAGGGGGTGACACTCGTGGGCAGCAAGGGCAAGCCGATGGGCAAGGGGGGCAAGAAGATGTGACCCCCACAGGGGTGGCTCCTGAAGCCACCCCTGCTCCTCCGGCTGCGTCTATGACCGGGTTTGTGGCCAGCAACGGCGAGCCGATTGCCATCGGGGACACGGTGCGCACATCCAGTTTCACGGAAGGCACCAAGTACGATTGGGTGGTTGTAGGCGTTAACAACACGACGCGGGGACCGCGCCTGCTGCTGCGTAACGACCGAACTACAGCCAACATGTCGCCAGAAGACATCGCGGCCCGGCCGGATCGACTGCTGGTTGTGCGGGATGGCCGGGTGCCTGTCACCGGCCCCGCTCCGACGATCAAGCGCGGCCCAACGGCCAAATCCGACACCACCGCACAGGACCGTAAGCGCGCGGAGATGGAGGCCAATGCGGCCGAGCAGAAGCGCAAGGATGAGGAGGCGCGTGAGGCTGAGCAGAAGCGCAAGGATGAGGAGGCGCGTGAGGCTGAGCAGAAGCGCAAGGACGAGGAGGCGCTGGAGGCAGCCAAGGAGAGGGCCGAGCGTGATGCGCGTGAGCGCCGCGAGGCTGAGGAACGGTCGCGCACCGCGCAGGAAGCTGCGAAGCAGAAGGCCGAGCAGGATCGCCAGGACCGCATCAAGAACAGCGATTACTACGCGTCAATGAAGTCCATTGCCGAGGACAAGGATGCTGCGCCCGGCGTGGTGTCCCGCGCTAAGGCGGTGATGGCGCGTATCGAGCGCGGCCCTGAGGACGCTGCGGTAAAGGCCGAAGCGGAACGCATCGAACAGGCGTACGACTTAGCACGCCTACGCACGTCGGAAGATGAAGCCAAAATTCAGAAGGCGCGAGCTGAAGTCGCTGAACTGGCGAAGGAAGCCGAGACCACCGCCAAGCAGACATGGGCGGCTGATTTTGCGAAGGGCGAGAATGATGGTGGGGTGCCCGCAACAGTAGTTGTAGCAGATGAAAAGT